TTTGGGATGTGCGCCAGCCAACAGTGCCCCGATGTTCGCATACCTCGTATTAGTCCCCGGAAGGGACCACGTAAGAGGCGGAATACCGAAGTCACTAGGGTTGGTACGCACGAGAGTGACACGTCTTATCCGAGACTTACCCAATGTCCCGTTAGCTGCACAGTTAAAGCCGTACTTTTGTGGCGGCGCTGTAATGTAGTTCGCAATCGACCCCGTGATGCTATCAAAAGAAGCTTCACGAATGGTTTCAATGCGCGTTGTTTTACAACGCCAAGTGACTCCAACTGTAGACGTAGTAGCTGCGTTCAAAACGTCCCCAACGTTGAGAAAATAATCAACGAGGAACGAATATGGCGTCAACTCCCACACCGTTGGGATGAAGTTCTCGAGTGTAAACCCGGAAACTTCAGCTATCCGAGCCAGCCCAGTAGAAGGCCCGGCCACATCCATCTTGATCCCACAAGTGTACTTCACACTGGTCGTAGTCGTAATTCTACTTCTACGAGTCCCACTAAGGAATGTTGAATTCCCTATGGGTACAGTCTGATCGGGTGTGGAGTCAGAGGAGACAGTCTCATTATAACTCGTAACTCTATCGTGCTTCACAGCAGGGATAGTTAAGCGAGCAACGGTTTCAGCTATGTCCTTTGTGTCCATAAGGAGTGGCTTCCATCCGAAAGAGACTTCTAACCACGTACCAGCGATAATGCCTTTCCAGGCACTAGCTTTTTGACGCTTGGTCAAACCAGGAGCAACGCCCTTCTTTCTTTTACCTAGAAGGGAAATATATTGCTCCAAGCCTTTCCAAATCGCATCAGCTGGATGCGTGATCATGTGCAAAGATTCCCTCAGCTCCCCCAGAAACTGGAGGCCGTTCATCTGAGACCTCTCCTTGCGGAGCTTCTCATAGAAACGGGTAAGGGCCTTTGTATCATCGTTCGAGAGATCTGTAGTGCGGTGGATCGGCACAGAATAGTGCACATTTTCCATACCGCTCCAACTTTCGGTAAACCCATTATAACCGGGTTCCGTGCCGTAAATGGCTCCTGAGCAAGAGCCACCTTTTAGCAGTTGGTAATCAACGTCGTCGCGTG